GAGCCCTGTGTTCGCACGGCGCAGGGTCTTCCTGCCAGAGAGCGACAAGTTCCCCGGCAAGCCGCGCGTCTGGGCCGACCCGCTGGTGGCGCAGCTATGCAGCTTCACCGGCAAGGGCAGCCTCAAGCACGACGACTTCGTGGACAGCACGACGCAGGCCATGCGCCTGATGATGGACAAGGGCATGCTCGGCACGCTCGTTGACAAGAAGCAAGAGTTCGACAAAGCACCGCCGAAGGTGATACAGAACCCGTATGGGCAATAAGGATTAGGCAATGATCGAAGACGAAGACATCATCGAGGGCGAGACCGTTGAGTTCGACGGCGAGGACGTGACCGACGTTGAGGACACCGACGACGGTGGCGCGATCGTCACGCTCGACGAGAACGGACCGGCCGCAGGCGAGAGCGAGTTCTACGACAACCTTGCCGAGACTATGCCTGAGCCAGACCTAAAGTCACTGGCATCGAAGTTCCTTGACCTGATCACCAAGGACAAGGAGGCGCGCAAGAAGCGCGACGAGCAGTACGAGGAGGGCATCCGCCGTACAGGGCTAGGCGACGACGCGCCCGGCGGCGCACAGTTCAACGGCGCATCGAAGGTGGTCCACCCGATGATGACCGAGGCGTGCATCGACTTCGCCTCGCGCGCCATCAAGGAGCTTCTACCCCCGCAAGGTCCGGCCAAGGACTTGATCGAGGGCGAAGTCACCATCAAGAAAATCCAGAAGGCGAAGCGCAAGACGTCGCTCATGAACTGGCAGCTCACGGTGCAGAGCCAAGAGTTCCGCTCGGAGCTTGAGCAGCTACTGACGCAGGTGCCACTCGGCGGCGCGCAGTACCTCAAGATGTCGTGGGACGAGGCGCGCAACCGCCCGAACTTCCTCGCCGTCATGATCGACGACATGTACCTGCCCTTCGCCGCGACCAACTTCTACACCGCGCAGCGCAAGACGCACGTCCAGTACCTGACGCAGCTCGACTATGAGATGCGCGTCGAGAGCGGCATGTACCGCGACGTCGACCTGACGCCAGCGGGACAAGAGCCTGAGCGCTCGGCGGCCGACGTGGCGAACGACAAGATCGAGGGCCGGTCAGACACGAGCTACAACGAGGATGGCCTGCGCACCGTGTTCGAGTGCCACGTCATCGCCGACGTCGAGGGTGACGGCAACGCGCCGTACATCATCACGATCGACAAGCCGTCGAGCAAGGTGCTGGCGGTCTACCGCAACTGGGACGAGGAGGACGACAGCCGCGAGCCACTAGACTGGTTCGTCGAGTTCCCGTTCATCCCGTGGCGCGGTGCCTACCCGATTGGCCTGCCGCACATGATCGGCGGTCTATCGGCTGCCGCGACCGGCGCGCTGCGCGCACTTATGGACAGCGCGCACATCCAGAACGTGCCGACGATGCTCAAGCTGAAGGGCGGCACACGCGGCGGCCAGTCGCTGAACATCCAGCCAACGCAGGTCGAGGAGATCGAGGGCGGCCTCAATGTGGACGATGTCCGCAAGCTGGCCATGCCGATACCGTTCAACCCGCCATCACCGACACTGTTCCAACTGCTCGGCTTCGTGGTCGATGCAGGCAAGGGCGTCGTCCGCACGTCGATGGACAACTTAGCCGACCAGAACCCGAACGCGCCCGTTGGCACGACACTTGCATTGATCCAAGAGGGCATGACCGTCTTCTCGTCGATCCACGCACGTCTGCATGCGGCAATGGCGCGCACACTGCGCATCCTGCACCGCCTGAACGCGATGTATCTCGATGACGCGGACGTGAAGCATGAGGTCGGCGAAGTGCTGGCCACGCGCGCAGATTTCGAAGGCCCGATGGACGTCGTGCCCGTGTCCGACCCCGCGATCTTCAGCGAGAGCCAGCGCTTTGCGCAGGTTCAGGCCGTGTCGCAGCGGGCGGCCGCACTGCCGCAACTGTACAACTTGCGTAAGGTTGAGGAGCGTCTGCTTGACACGCTGCGCGTTCCGAACCCGAAGGAGTTGCTCAACCCGCCGCTTGAGCCGAAGCAGCAGAACGCGGTGAACGAGAACGTCGCGGCCACAATGGGCCGGCCGATCGTCGCCTTCCCTGAGCAGGACCACATCGCCCACCTCAAGACGCACCTTGCGTACATGACGAACCCTGCGCTCGGCGCAAGCCAGCTCATCGCGCCAGCCTACTTGCCGGTGATACTGGGCCACATCAAGGAGCACCTCGCGCTTTGGTACGCTAGTAGCGTACTTGAGCTGGCCGAGGACACGTCGGGCATTGACATCTCCGAGGACATGAAGAACCTCAAGGACGACGAGGCACGCCGCGCGTTCGATCGCATGCTGGCCGAGGCGTCTCAGACTGTGGTCACCGACGCGACCGAGGTGTTCTCATCACTGCCGCCTGTCATTGCGCAGGCCATGCAGATGATGCAGCAGTTCGCACCGCAGCCGCCGCCAGACCCGCGCGCCGCCATTGAGGGCCAGAAGCTACAGGCACAGCAGCAGCGCGATCAGGCGCAGATGCAGCTTGAGGGCCAGAAGATGCAGGTGCAGACCCAGAAGGATCAGACCGCCATGCAGCTTGAGGGCCAGAAGATGCAGGCCGAGGCGATGCAGAGCCAAGCCGAGATGCAGCTTCAAATGCAGAAGCTCCAGATTGAGCAGCAGCTTGAGCAGTTGAAGCAGGATCGCGAGGACGCCCGCAAGTCGGCCGAGCTGAACGCCCGCATGACCATGAACCAGCAAGACAACCAGACGGCCATGCAGCTTGCGCAGGCCGAGATCATGTCTGGCGAACGCATCGCAGTGTCAACCGGCACTGGGATAAATCCACAACCATAAGGAAACCACTATGGCAGACAATGCAAAGACCGCGACACCGAAGGGCAGCAGCCCGAAGGCAGGCGACAAGTACATGCCGCAGCACAAGAAAATGGCAATGGGCATCATGCCGTCGGTAGGCAAAGGCCCGAAGACACCGGCATGAGGATAGAGAACCTACTCCAGCGTCTTGAGACAGAGCAGTCAGCAATGGCTGTTGAGGCGCTGGAGAGGCCGTCTGGCAAGACCGAGTTTGATTATGGACGCGCCGTTGGCCTGTACGCTGGATTGCAGCGGGCCAAGGAAATCCTGATCAACACGGTGGCCGAGGACGACAAACGTGAATTTTAGGAGCACACATGCAGATAAATGGAAACAGCGTCGAGTTTAGTTACGGCGGTCTTGATGAGGCATTCCCACCCTGCGACGCAGGCGTGCGGCCATTCGGCTCGCGCGTCCTGTGCCAGATACGGACACCCAAGACGGTGACTAAGGGCGGCATCATCCTCACAGGCGACGTCCGCGAGACGGAGCACTACAACACGCAGGTAGCCAAGGTCATCGACATCGGCACCCTCGCGTTCAAGAACCGCAGCACAATGGAAAGCTGGCCCGAAGGGTCGTGGTGTGAAGTCGGAGACTTCGTGCGCGTGCCCCGCTACGGCGGCGACCGTTGGTCGGTAAAGACCGATGATGGAGAAGAGGCCATTGTCGTAATCTTCAACGATCTTGATTTGGTGGGCAAGGTCACTGGTGACCCGCTTGCCGTCAAGGCATTCCTCTAGGAGCATAGATATGGCTGACAACCAAATTACAGAAAATGATGAAGACGACATCGTAGTCATCGAAGGCGAAGAACCTGTACAGGAACCTGTACAAGAGGAAGACGCTGACGATAGCGATGATGATGACGATGATGGTGACGAGCGGCTTGGCGACAGCGAGGACGACAGTGACGAGGAGATTGCCAGAAAGAGCCGTAGCAACGTCAAGCGCCAGAAGCAGCGCGAGCGCCGGCTACGTGCCAAGGAGCACGCAGATCGCGAGCTTGCCGAGCTACGTGCGCAGAACGACACGCTACTGCGTCGCGTCTCTGCCATTGAGGGCAACACGCTTGCCAGCAATGTAAACGCCATCGACCAACGCATTGCGCAGGCTCAGGCCGACGTGAAGCAGGCCGAGAGCATCATCGCCCGCGCAGTCGAGGCCGGTAACGGTGACGACGTGGCAACGGCGATGCGTCTGCGTGACGAGGCGCAGTACGAGGCGCAGCAACTGTGGCAGCAGAAGCAACAGGTGGAGCAGGTCCGCCAGCAGCACGCCAACCCCGGCCCTGACCCGCGTGTAGTAAACTACGCAAAGGAATGGATGGATGCGAACCCTTGGTACGACCCGCGCGGCCGTGACGAGGACAGCGCCATCACGAAGGTTATCGACAACCAGCTCGCGGCCGAGGGGTACAACCCCAAGGACGCCGATTACTGGCACGAACTGACCCGCCGCGTGGCCTCACGCATTGGCGACGACGAGGCGGAAACCCGCTCAAGTCCTAGCAAACGCAAGGCACCCCCGACTGGAACGACGCGCGAGCACGCGCCCGTTTCAACAAAACGAGAAATATATGTGACACCCGAACGAAAACAAGCTATGATAGACGCAGGCATTTGGGATGACGTTCCACGTCGCAACCAAATGCTCAAGGCTTATCAGGCTTACGACAAAAGTTCGGCTCGCTGAAACAATGGAGTGAGACAACATGACAAGTAATACTGATGAGCGTTTGAAGAAGGAACTCGGTGTTGGACGGCAGTCTCGCGAAATGGAAGACCGGCAGGTTACCGAAAATCGCGAAGTGACTGAAGACGACCGACTGGAAATGTTCCGGGCACAGTTATTTAATGACGCACTCCCTGATCTACCGGACATGCCGGGGTATCATGTGTGCTGGCTCACGACGACGAACCCTCGTGATCCGATACATCGCCGCATTCAGCTCGGTTACGAGCCGATTAAGGCATCAGATGTACCGGGCATGGAGTTCGCCTCAGTCAAGACAGGCGAATGGGCTGGATTGATTGGTGTCAACGAGATGCTCGCGTTTAAGCTGCCCGAAACCTTGTATCAAAGGTTTATGCAGGAAGCTCACCACGACGCTCCGTTACGTGAGGAGAACAAGCTGACTGAGACCGCAGAGATCATGCGGCGACAGGCAGAGGGTTCAGGTAGCACGCTGTTCGAAGGCGACGGTTTGATGGAAATGCGTGACAACAACCCCCGGATTGGTCTCTTCGACTAGTCGCGGGTCCATCCAATCAACAAAAGGTAAATGGACATGAGTACTGTTTCTCAACCGTTCGGCCTTCGTCCTGCATTTTCGCCAAGCGGTACGCTTCGACCTACCGCCTACTCGATTTTGACGGGCTACGCCGCTAACATACTACAAAGCCAGCCGGTAAAGATCGGCACCAACGGAACCATCCAAGCAGCCGCC